TCTTTGGTTATCACAGTGCCTTTATTCGACAACGAGGGTAACCTCAATGGAATTGAAGAAGCCCTTGTGGGTGTGTTCAATAAACTTGCAGCATCTACATTGACGTATAATGTAGGAGCAGTTAGCCAGCCACGCATCCTTAGTGTTGCATCTGGTGACCTGCTTAGTTGCGAACTCAAACTATCCGTTCTAACCACCTGGAGCTAAAATGTCCGAATGGGAAAAAGAAAACGCTGACTTCCTGAAGAAAATCGGGCAGACAGCACCAGCAGCACCAAAGCCAGCAACTACTAAGAAAGACGAGGAATAACCTGAATGGCTATATTTCTAAACAATAAGGTCGGCGTGAAGGTCAATTCCGTCGATCTCTCTGACCACGTTCAATCTGTAACTCTCAATAGAAAATTTGACGAAATCTCAGTCACGGCTATGGGGGATTCCAGTGTTAAGGCCGTCAAGGGCCTAGAATCAAGTTCCGTGACTATTGACTTCCTAAACGACACAGCTTCGGCTAACGTCCTTGCAACTCTTCAAGCTGCATGGGGAACAACTGTTACTCTTGTTTTACTTCAAGAAAAAGGTACAGCGGTATCAGCAACAAATCCTTTATATACTATGAGCGTTTTAGTCAACGGAACTCAAGATATTAACGGAGCAGTTGGCGATATTGGTTCTCAATCAGTAACTTGGAACTGTAACTCAACAGTTGCAATAACTACATCAGGCACATTCTAAAAATAAACTAAGGGGCAAATTATGGCTAAGTTAAGAGTGACAAGGGTAGATGGAACAGTTGGAGATTATCCAATTACTCCATTAGTGCAATACGGTTTTGAGATTTGGGCAAAGAAAGGCTTTCATAAGTCGTTCATTGAAGACCAATCTCAGACATCGATATTCTGGCTTAGTTGGGAATGTATTCGCAGGTCAGGTGAGACCGTTCCTATGTTTGGGGAAGAGTTCATTAAAACTTTAGCAAATGTTGAAGTTCTTGATGACGATTCCCCGAACTAGGGCGCGATTCCATCACCTACTTAATCGCTAAATTGTCGGTTAGGTTAGGAATTGCGCCACAACAATTATTAGAACTAGATGAAGTAATGCTCAAGAATCTAATTAAGGTTCTTAAAGATGATGCAAAGGAGATGAGAGATGCCAACAGAAGTCGTGGGCGCTCTCGCTCTTCGTAAAGCATTACGAGATTATGCACCTGATTTAGCGGCTGAACTTCGTCGTGAAGTTGCTGCTGCCTTAAAGCCAGTTGTTAAAAACGCACGTGGTTTTGTTACTAATGATTCAGACATTATGCGTGGTTGGCAACGACGTTCTTTCTCTGAAGCAAAATTTCCCATGTATGACGCAAATGTTATTCGCAAGGGAATCAGTTACAAAACTAGTCCTAGTCGTGCTAATAATCGTGGCTTTACAGCCTTGGCATCAATTGAAAACAAATCTGCTTTAGGTGCAATTGTTGAAACTGCTGGACGTAAAGATTTAGGCGGTCAACCTTGGGTTGGTCCTGGTAAAAATGTTACACAAAAGCGTTATTCACATTCTGTTAATAAAACGGCAGGCGCTCAATTTATTAAGAACCTTGGCCCTATTTATGGAATTAAGAAAACATCAGGTATTGGCGATAAGCGTGGCCGTTTAATTTATCGCGCATGGAATGATACAAACGGCAAAGTTCTTGCGTCTTATTTCAAAGCAGTTGAAAATGTTACTGCTAAATTTAATAAACGTACTTCAATTGTAGATGTAAAGAGAGCAGCATAATGGATACATCAAAGATAGCCATTCAGATTGCCTCAGAGTTCACGGGCTCTAAGGCATTCAAAAAGGCTGAAACATCTGCTCAAAAACTAGAACGTACAGTTAAAAATCTTGCAAAAACATTAGGTGTTGCTTTCAGCACTGCCGCTATTGTTAAGTTTGGCAAAGAATCAGTTAAAGCGTATGTGGCCGATGAGAAGGCTGCAGCAATTCTTACAAAGACTTTAGGCAATCTTGGTTTGGCTTTTGAAGATAAAAGATTAAAGAATTATGTTTCTGAATTAGAAGCCAGCACAGGTGTTCTTGATAGTGAGTTAAGACCTGCATTACAAACAATCCTTACCACGACAGGGAGCGTAACTAAATCTCAGGAACTTCTTGGGCTTGCAATTGACATGGCGGCTGGAAGTGGAGAAAGCCTAGCCACAACGTCTAAAGATTTAGCACTGGCTTTTGTAGGAAATGTCAAGGGTTTAACAAAATACAACACTGGATTAACTAAAACTGAATTACAAACAACAACATTTGTAGATTTACAGGAAAAATTGAATGACCAATTTAGTGGTCAAAATGCAGCATATTTAGAAACTTATGCTGGTAAAGTCGGATTAATTAATGTTGCATACGACAATATGCAGGAAACCATCGGCAAAGGTTTAATAGATAGTTTTAGCCTTTTGGCTGGTGACCAAGGAATTGGTGGCGCTACGACTGCCATGGAAAGATTTGGTCAAACATCTGCTGATGTATTAGTAGGCCTTGCAAGTTATCTAAAGAAAATTATGCCTGATTCTTCAGGAACGGGTGGTTTTAATTGGCTTGCTTTAATTCCCGTTCTTGGTGGTTATTTTGGGCCTGGTGGAGTAATTGAAAAACTTGCCAAAGAAGGTAAAAGAACACTTGGAACTGACAAGCAATATGGTGGAATTTATGGCACTAACTTCCAGAAACTCCAAACAGCAGCCGAAGAAAGAGCCAGAACAGCAGCCGAAGAAAAGGCATTAAAGCGAGCCAGAGAATTACAGGCTATTGAAAAAAAGCGTTTAGATAATATTAAAAAGATTGCTGCTGAAAAAGCAAAAAAACTTGCTTTAGACAAACTTTCTGCGTTTCTTAATAATGCAGAAAAATTGTTTGACATAGACCGTATTCAATTAGCCGCGGCTGCTATGAGTAAACAAACTGAAGAAGATAAAGTACGCATTAGATTAAAACAAGAATTGCTAGACCTTGAAGACGCAATTAATAATGGTAACGTAGAGGCCGCCGCAAAATTAGCACAATCTGTTTATAATGATGCAAAACTTTTAGGCGAACTTCGTGGAACAATGGTTTCACTTGGTGATGTCCCAGACCCATTTGCAGCATGGCTTAATACTCTTCAGCAAATGCTTGCAACTTTACTTGCAATTACAGCAATTGTTCCAACAGTTACATCATTGGTTGGAATGGGTGGATTCAACGCTGGTTCAGCACGCATGGGTGAATCAGCAGGAAATGCTGCGGCAGGATTACCAGCCAACTCTTTAACTGATTTTATGGGCTTTGGAGATACGCACCTTGGCGCATTGGCTAGACAAAGTTCAAATGCAACAACAATAAATTACAACATTAACGCACAAGGCATAGGTGACCAACAGATAGCAGCAGTTGTTCAAGGAGCCATTCAAGACCTTAATAGATATGGAAATTCAACAACCTACGCTGGGGCTATTTAATGGCCGTTCCAACGATAAATGCAACCATTAACTTCTCGACTGGGCCTTCTTTTGCTCAGGCGTTTATTATTGGTTCAGGTATTTTTGGAACAAACGTATTAGCAGATTCCACAGCAGTTATTGTTGATGTATCTAATCAAGTAGATTCAATTATTACCAGCAGAGGCCGCAATGCACAGGCTGACCAATTTCAAACAGGTCAATTATCACTTCGCATTATTGACCAAACGGGCGCGTTCAATCCCCAAAATCCGAGCAGTCCCTATGCAGGCCTTCTAAATCCAATGCGTAAGGTTCAGATAACTGCAACTTGGAATTCAATTACTTATCCGATTTTCTCTGGATTTATTACTGGCTACTCAACAACAACTCCTAAAGAAACAGGCGAAGTTGTTTATACAACCATTACAGCGGTTGATGCTTTTAGACTTGCTCAGAACGCACAAATCTCAACAGTTACAGGGCAAGCAGCAGGACAGTTATCAGGTACTCGCATCAATAAGATTCTTGACACAATTGGTTGGCCTGCCACAATGCGCGACATTGATGCAGGTCAAACGACCATGCAAGTTGACCCTGGCACTCCAAGAACAGCATTACAGGCAATGCAGACCGTGGAATTGTCAGAGTACGGAAGCCTATATGTCAATGCTTCTGGTTCTTTTGTTTTCCAAGACAGAGCCTTTACAACCAGCAGCGTAAATGCAACTGCTGTTGTGTTTAATGATAATGGCACAGGTATCCAATACTTTAATGCTTTATGGCTTCTTAATGACGTGCTTATCTATAACTCAGCCCAAATTACTCGCACAGGTGGAACAACTCAATCGACATCTAATCAGGCTTCAATCGATAAATATTTCATTCATTCATATAACCAGCAAAACTTATTGATGGAAACAGACACAGTTGCTCTGGATTACGCTCGCGCTTACGTGGCCTCTAGGGCAGAAACAACAACTCGATGCGATGCAATTACCCTGGACCTTTATACAAATAATTACAATGCAGGCATTGTTGCAGCGCTTGACATCGATTTCTTTGACCCAGTAACCATAACCACAACTCAACCTGGTTCATCGACTCTCAGTAAAACATTACAGGTTTTTGGGGTTGCTCACACGATTACCCCTAATTCTTGGAAAACCCAATTCACGACGTTAGAACCGATTATTGACGGATTCATCATTGGCTCGTCTTTATACGGTATTCTAGGCACTAACGT